CGTCGGGGCTTCTCGAATACGAGAATCTTGATGGGAGGAATATCCAATGATCACATACCCTAAGGAAGCTGTGAACGCTTTACGTCTAGACCCGAGTCATTATTTTGTCTCGCAGCATGGAATAAAAGTCGTTTACATTCGGATTTCTGGTTACACGAAAGACACTATGAATAATAGTGGTTTCCGTACTGGAAAAACCTCAGTACCTACCGAGTTTATAAAAACCGGTAAGTATCAGGGAATCGGAAAAGATCACCCATGTTTTCATAGAAAACTGGACTTCTTTCTTGAGCCCCTAATTGCAAGTAGCGATTTACGCAGTTCCAGTGGAACCGTTTATAACGATTTCTCTGTCGCTGACCTAAACACGTACTGGCAAGCAAGGTATCCGAACGAGCAATATTACCTAGGTCCTGGTTGCCTTTTAAAGAAGGCTGGGACTTATGGATCAATATTTCTCTATCAACCTAGGGACACGTGGTTTGGCTACTGGGATAACAACGATTTTTCAGGACAATTTTCTGTCGTGAAGTATGTCGAGGGCCCTGTTGGGTTCGGAGCATACATAATCGATAGATATCATGGCTTGATAAATCAAGTAGGCTACAGTTGTATAGCTTGGTATGCTGGTGATTATATCACTCTGCATCCTCTGACTGTGTATAACAGTTCAAATGCGCTATATGACACTTTGCGAGCTGCTGCCGAAACCAGCATGACGGACCCTTTAGGTCTTCATGACGAATTCGACATTAATGAGCAAGTTTTTGCTCCTAAGCTCACATACTATTCGCTTAATCTCGTTTACACTCCTGAAGCTTTTCAGGAGAATAGACTTGAAAAAGCGGTCGTTCGACTCGGATACAAGTTGAAGGAAATGGAGGCCCATTCGGCCGCCAATCCTCCATCCAAAACCCGATGGGGACGATTAGCAGTTGACGCGGTTAAGAATGTTTCATTCACCGACGTTAACTCTATAGCGTACCTACGTGATCTCAAAACCACTTTCTCGGAGGTTAAGTCGACACTAGAATTAGTGGCCGACCCAACCAACCCAAAGAAGTGGGCTGCAGCTTGGTTGAATTTCCGCTACGGAACTCGTTTGACGATTTCCGATACGGAAAAGCTTATCAAAGCAGCAAAGGACGCCTACGAACAGTATAAAAGTACGTTCGGTGTGCGTTTCCAATTTGCACGGAGCATGGCCAGTGAAGAACTGACCGATATTCCGGATGACTTTATCATCATGAAGAGACAGTATTGGTACAAGGTTTATTATAAACCGGATACTAAACTTCTCAAACAGGTGAATAAGTTTTTGCGCGATGTGGGAATCTTTCCTACGTATTCTAATACGTGGGACTTGATTCCTCTGTCGTTTGTAGCAGATTGGATAGCCAACTTCTCAGAAGTATTTGAGCTTCTAGATCACTACGAATATCAGCAACTGATAAATGTATTAGGTATCACTTATACTTATAAGGATACCGCTGATGTTTACGTGTTACTATCAGATCTATACTTCTGTAGCGGTAACGCTAAATGCGTTGTATATGATCGTTCGATCTCTAAAGCACTTCACCACTACCGCTGGACCCTGAATTGGGGTGCAGGCGGAGGCATCAATATTATTGATGCCGCTGCATTACTGAAATTGTAATGCAAACTAAATTGGGTGACATAATACCCATCCCAAATTATGTCTCGTGTTTGAAGCGAGAATGGAGTAATTATGACAGAATATACTTCAGGAAACTACACTGTCAACGATGATTACGTTGACACCAATGTAGCTTCTCCAAAGGACATCTCAGTGCCTGATCTTGACTTTGCATCTGACTATGCTTTGCAGAGCGAAGAACCTAATGAAGTGGTGATGGTTAACAAGACCTCAGCATCTCTGTCTCCAAAAGAGACTATAAGATATGCTAGATCAGTTGTTAATAACATCTACCAGAACAATAAGAACATTGCTTCTGCTAGGCAGTCGCCAGTTAAGTCTGGTGTGCAAATCATGGCGGAGATAGAAACTATCTATACTGCTGTCAATGATGTGTCAGGGGAAGAGTACGATGTGCCTTGTAAAGGGCGTATCGTACTTCGTGTCCCTAACTCGTCCTTCGTAACGGAGGATATGTTAGCGGACATCCTTAACAGAACCATCGCTGCAATATTTGCAGGAGGATCAACTGATGAGACTATGGCTGTTGCCATGGCTCGTGGGGTATTAATCCCTACAGTGGTCCCTGAAGAGTAGTAAGGATGTGATTCTATGCAAGATTCCTATAGCGGAATTGAAGCCGTCGCCAAATTAGCGCGGCGCATCCACCCAGGTTATCCTGGCCATGAATTGAGCGCATCTGATGTGGAGACCGTGAGAGAGGTTATGGGTTTCACCCCATACCTCCTTATGGATATCCTCCCGGGAATTCCTCAAGCGTTACGTTGTCTTGGTTCGTTCTTTGGAACGAATACGGACTTAAACGTATTGCGCTTGGCGGAAACTCTCAAGTTTTGTAGCAAGACGCTGAGAACAGCTGTCTCTGACTATAACTCGGGAGTTCCCATGACTTACGCTGGCTTCAAACACCAGCTGAAAGCTAACGGCTTGTATAGCGGGTTTCTAGCCCCTATACGCGTGCTCCTAGAAGAATTCTTCGAAGAGCAGACCGAAAGTTCTTTCCGTCATTGTATTCAGTGGATTGATTTCCCAACTCGTATGAATTTACGATCCTTAGATCTTCAACAACAATCTGAGGATGAATATATTCAATACGAGAAAGAGATGAATTGCTGGACATATCCCCTCTCACTCTTGGATGAGATGAAAGAGGTTATGGCGGAGTGGATGGACGGTTTTTCCTACGATGGCTTGGTCTGTAAACATGGACCAGGATCCATTGCTGGACTCAATGGGCGTCCTAGCATACTCGAAAAGTATGCAAATATGGACTCTGATCTTCTTTTGGATTATTTGTTCCAAAAAGAGACAGGGTCTGTACTAGGTGCACAGAACCCTCTACCATTGAGACCTAGGCCAAATTGGCGACGTACGTCTGAATTGGTATGCGTCCCTAAGAGTATACAGTCCAATAGGACTATCTCTAAGGAACCTGTTCAATTACAGTACGCACAGCAAGGAGTCATGAGAGCAATTAGTTCTCATCTTCGTAAGAATCGCATTTTATCAAGTCACGTGTCCCTTGAGGACCAAGATCTTTCACAGGATCTTGCCCGACTAGGGTCCGTCTCCGGATCTTATGCAACGATTGATTTATCGAATGCATCGGACTCGGTGTCGTATGACTTGGTAAAATATGTCTTTCGTGGCACACCGCTTCTGCGTGGTTTAATGTGTACTCGCTCACGCGAGACGCAACTCCCGTCGGGGCTGCGACTGCGTTTGGACAAGTTCGCTCCTATGGGAAGCTCATTATGCTTTCCAATCGAGTGTCTTATCTTTGCGTGTTGCTGCGAAGTAGCTTGCAGGAGGAGTAGCTGTAGGCGTGATTATCGCGTCTATGGAGACGATATAGTGATCTTGGATGAAGCTGTTCCGTCTCTTCTCAAAATATTGGAAGACTTACACTTTACCGTGAATGAAAATAAATCATTCTGGGGAAGAGAGTTAACCAATTTTCGTGAAGCATGCGGAGGGGAATATCTAAATGGTCAAGATGTTACCCCGCTTCGAATCTCGAGGAGATTTAAAGCGTCGGATTCACCTAACACTATCTCTGAAGCAGAGACAGTGCAGTCGTATATCTCTTTCGCTAATGAGGCGATGGAGAAAGGATTGTACAACCTTAGACGAGTCATACTGGCTCGCCTTAAGTTGCGATTCGACTTATTCCATTTACTGGAGCGGTCTTATGCGGGTTCTCGAGGGATTCGCACCTACGATTTCGTAGATGTGAATTTTAACCTTAAGAAACGTAAGCATGTGAGTGGTCGTCGTACTGAATACCAGTATGGTTTCCGTAAACAAATCGTGTTTGAAAGTGGATTGAATAAGCGTAGACTTAGGGAGTTTCCTTCTTGGTTGCGACAGCTATCGGATAGATATGCTGATGTAGCTTTAGTAGAGACTCTTAAGGTGTCGCAATTTCGTCGTGATGGGCTTGTAGCCCCGGACAGAATTGAGATTCTGCCTACGACAACGAAAATGGTTGTCAGATGGATTCCGGATTATCCAGAATGGTCGTAAGACCGGTGGTAACGTAACGTTACATGGGAAAGATACCAGCCGAG